GGTGTACCTGCTCTCATAACCCATCCTGATGCAGTAGCATAGGATGCTTCTCTGTTGTAATCAGAGTTCTCGTCTTCGGGCAACCACTTTGGCTTATTTGTAGCTGCGGATGCCGATTTTCCCCAAAGTGGAGCCATCTGTTCTCTTCCTTAGTGTATGAATATTTATGTTATAGGTATGCTTTAGATATGTTAGTAGCGAATCCTATGACTGTTGTTCCAGCAGCTATCACTGCAGCAGCACCAATCACCCACTTCTCAACAACCTTAAGTCGTTCACGTAGTTCATCTTGTTTTTCTTCAAGTCGTTCTATCTTCAATTGCATCACAGTAATACGTGTTTCCTGTGTAGCATCTAATCCAAGATCAGCCATAACAAAACCCATAATGTGATTTATATAGGCTAGTCTGGTTTATTACTCTTCCACTTACCAGTCTTCTTATCTAAGACACGAACCTCACCTCTCTTCAAAGGTTTTTGTCCTGAATCCCTACGCCATTGTTTGAAAGACTTAGCTTTCTTATGTGCTTTCTGTGCTCTATCTAACAACTCATCCTTTACACTTTCATCTAACATTTTCAGATCCTCCTTGGAAGTCATGTATACTTTCAGTCCCACCTATTGCAAATGGATTATATTTTGCAGTAGCCATTCTATACATTTTCTCGTGCATAGTTACTATTTCTTCAGCACCTTTCTCAAACTCAGGTGTTGATTGGTGACGAGAAGAATACTCAGTAGGTGGTTCTTCACCTAATTCAGGCATCCAATACTCATCAAACCACGGATCATGTGGTATTACTGGTAAACCCATCATGTTCCTCTTGTATCCCTCATTGCTGCATCAGCATCTTTCCTTGATTGCCTTCTTCTTGCGATTGTATCTGCAGGTTTACCCCTTCTATCACCTGGTTGCTGTCTACCCTTCTCACCCTTATTCTTCTTACGTTGACCCTCAGGTTTGCCAGTTTCCCTACGAATCATTCCCCTTACATTACGAAGAGCACTTGGTTCATCCCCACCTTTCTTGAGCTTACTACCAGGTCTCTTATTGATAGATCCAGTTGCCTTACCAGTTTCCTTACCATACCTATTCAATTCAACAACAACTTCTTTAGATTCCAAGTGAGGGTTTTTCATTTGTGGACCTTTCTGAAGATCCTTTCTCGCCTTCTCATTATTCTTCTTACGCTTTTCCCAATTAGGTTCTAGGTAAGTATCATCTTTTTTCTTCTTCTTTTCATCTAGCATCTCACCTTGTGGTTCATAAGAATTATTTTGAGATTGCTTCTTACCACGACTTGCTTTCTGCCTTTTTTCATGTTCAGCAGTACGGGCTTTCATAGCATCTAAACCAGGAGCACCCTTCTGTCCTTTCTTTTTCATCCATGCCAAAGTTCTCTTCTGAATCTTTTCACCTTGTCCTGAATGATAATCTTTCTCAGCAATAACCTCACCTTCTGGTTCATAAGAGTTGAGACCTAATTTTACTGTTGCTGCACTAGGAGCTTTGTTGAAGTAATTCACGTTAGGCATAGAAGCAGAACCAGGAGAAATTTGGTTGGCCGTATTAACCTTCTTTTGGGTTGCTCTGTTTGCTTTATCAACAATATCCTTTGTTATTCTAATTGGATTAGGAATACCTACACCACCTACTGTTGGTCCTATCCAACCGTCACCTGGTTTTTCTTGAATAACATCACCTTGTGGTTCATAAGAAGCATTAGCAGCCACAGGTCTTGCACTCTTTACCTCTTTAGGTTTCTTGTCTTGTTTATAATTTGGAAGACCTGAAAATGGATTACGATTCCATGACTTAATATATACGTCTCTTTCAGATATCACTTCTTCTTTCTTCATGGTCTTAGACCATTTAGAAACTCTATTAATTAGAGGAGAACCATTACTTAATTTTTTTTTTTCCTCTATCATTTCACCTTCAGGTTCATAAGAGTTAGCAATCTTTCCTTGATTAGTATAGTTACTACCTTTATTATTATTGACAGGTGAAACAAGAGCTTTAGCTCCCTTCTTAATTAAACTTGTAATTGGGTTTTTATCCATAGCATCACTTACTCTATCAGCTGCCTTGAACGTCTTTTCAAATTTATCTTGCACCCATTTTCCTATTCCTTCATCAAGGTCATGTGGAATTGTATTACCATTAGCATCTTTCTGATGATGCTCATACTGTGGATGACCCTTTATGTTCTTTTTTCCACCATGCTTTTTAGCAAGTTTATCTTTCTTCTCCTTATAATCAGGAGACTTTGTATTGTCATACTTCTGCTTTTTTGATTCTGTTTTAATTTCTGGGTTGATCTGAATCTTATTCTTTACACCTGTCTCTTTAACATCTAACTTTTCAGGCTTCAATGCTTCATCTTGCCACTGCATCTCCTCCTTCCAGTTAGATAACTTAGGAGCAGCAACCATAGCAGGTCTTCTTACTACATCAACTATCTCAGTCTTACTACCATCTATATGATTTATTTCAACACTTTCTTTCTTTTCTTTTTTCTTTGCTGCTTTTTTCATTGCAGCATTCTGTTTCATAATTGTAGCAATACTACCAGAGATACCAGTGAAGTTATCCTTAGAAGGATCTGATTGCTTAGACCTCTTCCTATCTTTCTCTTGACCTTCTGGATCTCTTTGATTCCCTTCTATAATTTTACCTTCTGGTTCATAAGAGTTTGCTAATTTGAATTGAGGTGTTAGACCACCACCTGCTGTATATCCTTTGAAATTTCTTTTAGCTGCAGTATGCCAAGCAGAACCTGGTACATTCCTAGATCCATAGTCACCTCTAGTCAAGGTGATATCTTCTTTCACCGTACATTCTGCAGTAGTATGCTCATATGAACCACACTTCTTACAGCAATTCTTATTTTCTTTGTAATGTTTCTTCTTCTCTTTCTTTTCCCTGTCAGAGATCTTACCGTCTACATCACTTTTCTCATACCACTTCCCATCGCAGTCATCATCTTGCCAACGCTCTGATGATTTCTTATCGGATTTCTTTTTAGCTTCGCCAAGTATATTCTGACGATGCTCTTCAAAGCTTGCAGTCCAGGGATTCATTGTCACAATCTTCTCTATACCCAGTTATTTAGTTAGTTAGAATTCTACTGGTAACTTAAAGCTTACTTCTCTTGCTTCGGATATCCAACACCTAAACATCTCCTTGGTTTCATCTAAACAAATAAGATGATTAGCACCTCTTCTAATTACTTTACCAGATCTATCATTATATTCAATACTAGATCCTAATTGAAATATATCACCAGCAATATATTGTTCACGAATAGTTCTTTCATCAGCAGGGATGACATTCAACATCACATAATGATAGAGTTGTCCGTTTTGTTCGTAAGCAAGATCTGTTATTGCTTTTGCTCTGGACTTTCTGACCACAATATTAATTGCATCAAACCCATTTTCATATAAGGATTGTAAGACATCGAAGATTGACTCTGCATTTTTGTCGTCGATGATGGACTCACTAATCTCAGGGTAATCATTTTTCAACTCCTCTATGTCAGTATCTCTACTAGGGAAAATATAAAAAGTAGAACCAGCAGCTAGTTCTTCAACAGTCGAAAAGATGTTAGATGAAATCCCTTCATCATCAAACTTATCAAATGCAATGGTTAAAGGTCCAGCACTCTTAGCAGCAGCCATTGCTGCTTGAGTATCGCTGTCAACTGGACCCTTTGGACTACCAGACTGTGAAGTCTGTGGGGGTTGTAGTCCCAAATTCTGTACTATGTCTTTTGCAATAGTAGAACGTGGTGCTGCTAATCCTCTTTCTGCAGGTACACCCTGTTCAGCATCATCGGCAGCCTTTTGTCTGCCTTGGAACATTTTAAGTTCACCACCAATAGTCTTAGCTTTCAGACTACCTTGCTTATCGTACCAGTCACCGTGACCGTCTCCGACTAGTCCCAATCGCTTCGCTTGTTGCGATGCTTTGGTAACCCTTGCCTCGGTTATGAATGTTAGGAACTGCTTCACTTATCTGCTGATAAATTTGTTTACGATTTTGATGTATAAAAGTCAGACCAGAAGTCTGCATTTGTTTATATTTATCATCGCTCTCAGTGAACGCAATAAAGAACCGCATGAAGTCTTTGATCTCTAAGTTCTGAAGTTGTTTTCTTCTCTTCTTGACAGTGTATTCTACTATCAAGGAATCAATAACTTCCTTCATCTTCCTGCTATCTTTATGAATGGTCCCATTCCTGGTAGTTCTTTCTTGCATGAGTGATACATTAGATATACAAAAGCATCCCACTTACCCATAAGTTCGATGGATTTATATAGTTTCAACCATTCTAAACCCCAGAGTTTAGATGTCAACCTATTACCTGCTGATCTATCAGGATCACTAGTAACCTGTTTATCCTCTTCATCTGCTGTACATGCAGCATCTAAAGCAGCAGCCCACCCTGTCTTTGTTGCAGTCATACCCTCACCATATGCACCTGGTGATTTGAAATTTATAGGTTGACCATCAATAGTAGTACCAGCTAACCCATTATACAAACCAATCCAATAAGATTTTTGACCAGCTTGCCATTTCTCACCTGCCTTTGGTATTTGTGGATGTTGATTAGGACTCTGGACTTTGGCCAATCCAAGACCTGTAACAAAATTTTCTAGTTCATTAATAGCAGCCTTACCTAACTTAGCACCTGCACCCTCTGGTGTTCCTTCATGCTGTGGTTTTTCCCTTCTTGCTTTTCCACCAAATGCTCTACCTTGTATTTTTATACTCACTGCCTTTCTACCATTACCACCATCATCATACATCTTCCATGATATTTCTTGATTCTCTCTCCATTGATTGTCCTGTGAGTTCCACTGTAAATCACATGTTATTTCTTTTATTTTGAACTGATGTCTCATCTTCTCCCTTACTCTCACACTCTGAAGATCAGGACTCAGTTCAAATCCAGGTTTTTCACCCCTCTTTATAAACTTCAAAGATATTGGCATCAATTTATTATTGTAAATATTTTCTACCATAATATCATTCAAGATACCCCTATTAGCAACCTTCTGTTCCTCAGTAGTAGGTCTAACCAGCATTGCCTCACATGTTTGTTTTATAATACCCTCTTGTGAAGCTTGCACTCCAACTATATCCATTGGATTCCAGTTGTCTAATGTAGATACTCCACATTTTTCTACTGCCATTCTATTCAAAAATCCCATCATACCATCAGCAAGTGTATTTCCTCTAGACCATACCCATCCAGTACTAGGTACACCATGAGTAATCATATATTGTGATAGTGCTTGTAGTTGTTTATAATAATTATCTTTCCACTCTGCACTTGCTGTAGGATATATACCACCTGGTTTACCAAATGCTAAGGTCTCAAGTTCACGCTGCTGAAACTCAGTCCAATTCTTATTAGAATTCAAATATCTTTCAAAGAATAATCTAGAAACTGATTCCTGCTTCTCTGTTGCTGCTGACATAATACCTCCCAACCACAGATATTTAGATCTAAATACCAAAATATGAGTATTGATCGATGCTTGACACCCATTTATTAGAACGTAGAATAAATTATCGCAAGTTCAAACTTGATGAATACCCAGATAAGGATAAGATATGTCAAGTAGTTCAGGAAGCAATCAACGTTGCTCCAGTAAAAAGTGAAGTCTTCAATTTCAGATTGGATATATGGGGTCCAGAACATGCTCAAATAAAAGAAGACCTTATGTGGTCTACCGTTACAAAGAACCCATATAAAAGAGGACAGTGGGATAGATCAATCTACTCTACTAAAGAACAATGGTTAAGAGAAACAAAAGAATACTATAAAGACAATCCAGAAAATTTCAATACTCAAGTACAAGCTCCATATCTTTTTGCTCTAGTAGAAGATAATGACTCTATCTGGAATCCTAGAAACAATAAAAGAATAAGAGAATGGAGAACACATATCAATGCAGGTATATGGTTGTATGCATTAGCACTTGCTGCAAATCGTCATGAGATCGATACTGCATACTGTATTTGTTACGGAGAACATGAGGAAAGTCCTATTCTCAAAGGATATAGGGGAAACAATTATCCAAGAGTTCTAGCACTAATGGGTGCAGGTTACTTTGATTTTAATAAAGACTCACTCTTCTCAAATGAAGATGGTGATGATTGGATAGAACATACAGATGGTGGTTTATATAATACAGTAACTAGAAGAAGGGATGGATATAAAAATAGCAAACCTAACTATGATGACTTGATAGTATGGAAGTAGTTACCAACTTTGAAGTTTATATCTTTCCCATAAAATCATACGATCTTCTACAGGTACTTTCTTATAAGCATTCAAGTCAACTGAAAATATCTTTCCATCTAGCTGATGGTATCTTGCCTGTATAAAATTAGCAATAGAATAATCACAAAAGGAATAATCAGAATCTCTTAGAACTAATTCCTGATATAACTTGTTCATATCAGTTGGAGTAACAACTCTACCCTTTATAAATTGACAGGTATAACGTATAGTATTATTAGATAAGGTTTCAAAATGAAACTCAGGAACTTCTACACTTTCAAATTTTTCTTCTTTGAGTCTTTCTAAATTCTCAGCATCCATAAGAAACTTTTCCTTGGTACTGTATTCAACAGTCTTAGCAAGAAAATAATTGGTAGTAGTCGTATACAAATATGCATTCTTTTCTTTGAGATATTTGTCATCAGGATTTCTAGGTTCTTTGAAAGGTTCCCAAAAGACTCTTTCACCCATACCAGTATAGTGTCTATGGTAGTGACCTACCCAATTAATAGGTTTCATTTCCAGTACTCAACAATAGGATGTTCCTTAGGATCCAGTTCATGTGGTTTAGGATCTTGATGTAATAAAGCAACTGAATGTGCTGGTGACTTTTGCATGAATATAGGTTCGTTCCATTTCCTACCCTGATCAAGATAACCTTCTCGGTAAGAATAGAATATACGTGGCAATGGTCTACGAACTATCTTTTCATTATGATAGTAATCATCCGTACCAGCATACTTAGCAACATATCCCTTAGGATCTTGCATCCACTTATCGTATATATTTTTATTATCTTTCCAGATCATACAACTAGAATTGAACATGGACTTCTCAGGATTTGCCAACTGATATGTTGCACCCCTCCAATAAGATCTAACTAAACTAAAAGTATTTCTAGGAGACTTATGTTCATGTAAAAGTAATTGTGTTATATCTCCATGGATAATAGTATCAAGATCAAAAAATATCTTTCTATCAAATCCTTCCAACTCTGGTGCATTGAACATCAATATCTTACACCATGCTGGCCACCAGTTATCCCAGTCTTGATACTCAGTCACATCCATAGTGACACATGGCATCTCAACATCAGTTGGATCATCAGTGAAACAGAAAAATGGTGCATCTGAATGTAGACGCACCATATTCTGAAGTTTGTTTACATACTCTGCACCATACTTATCACCTATCTTTAGGCAGGTGAAACAATAATTATCTATCACCTTCTCTCCTATTTTCTGAATAGTATTCTGAGAAGTGACCATCAGGATATCTCTTAGATAGTTTATCAATATTCCTATCACATATATCTTCAAGACTTTCGTCAAGTGCCATACATGCTTGTGCTACATACCACATAACATCACCAAGTTCTATCTTTAGATGTTCTAAATTATCCTGACTTGGAGGTTTGCCTTGGAAGATCATCTTCTTGACGATCTCCATGAACTCACCACCCTCTGCAGATATACCAACAGCAGCAGTAAGTAATCTCTGTATTGCTACATCACCACCAAGTTCCTGTAACCTATAGACGAAAGCATCAGAGTCTTTAGACTCAGTGCTAGTCACTTTGTTTACGAACGTTGTATACTTATGAAAACTTGAAGTCATCAAACTTTGCTTTAGATTCCTCAGATTTATTATACTCTACTATCTCTGTATCGTCAACTATGTCGTCCTGTGCTGACTGTTCACAATCATATAACCTCATCTTTGCACGATCAATACCAACTACAAATCTCTTATTCATAGTAGGGTCATTGTATCTGTTCTTCAACTGCTTAACCATTATTTGATTAAGTCCCTCCAGATCTTCGGTGCTGACCAAAGCAAACATAAGATCAGCAGTAGCTGGAAGACCAAAGCTTTCTGAAGTGTCAGTAAGATTAGGGTCGCTACTAGCAAAGCCAGACCTTGTAGTCTGCGTTGCCGAGCAGATTGGTACGCTTGTTTCAACTGCCAGTCCTCGAAGCTCTTCTGCAATCGCCTTGACATAAGAATAAGAATTTACGTTGACTGCACCTCTATACCTAGATGAAGCACAGATGTTTAGATAATCTACGAATATTATATCAGGTTCAAATGACTTCTTCAACTTTAGTTCTTGTAATAAAGATTTGAAATGTCCTGTATGTGCTGAAGCAGTTGGGTACTCCTTGATGATTAGCTTTCCAGAAGTCTTTGCTGCAAGATTCTCAATCTTCTTAGTGAATGCAGACTTAGGTATCTCCTGTATGTCCTTGATATTAACATTGAGTAGATTAGCATCTATCCTCTCTGCAATCTTCTCCTCTGCCATCTCAAGAGTGATGTACAAAACATTCTTACCTTGTAGTAAAACACTAGCGGCAACGTGACACATGAATAGAGACTTACCAACACCAGTGCCAGCAAGAGCAATGTTGAGAGTTTTATCAGAGAGTCCACCTGACGTAATCTTGTTGAAGTAATCAAGATCAAAGGGGATCTTATTTTCGACCTTGTGATAGTATGCAAAGCGATCTTTTGAATCATCAATATAATCGTGTCCAACGTGCTGATCAAAACCTACAGACAATGCCTCAGATAAAATGCTAGGAATAGCATCAGGCTTTCTATCTTCATCCTTTCCATCAGCAATCTTGATAGCCTGCATAAGTGCAGAATAGATTGCTCTTTCTTTACACCAACTCTCAGTAGTATCTAATATCCAAGTCTGATCAGACGAGGAAGGTTCCAGTGCATCAATGACGTACTGTACTAACTTGTACTCATCATCCGTAAGATCAGATCTCTTCTCCAACTCAACATGAAGAACTTCTTTGTTAGGAAGTTTATCATAATGTTCTAGAAAATTTTTGATCTCTTGATATACTACTCTATCTGATACTTCCTCAAAGTACTCCTCCTCAACGAATGGTATAACTTTTCTAGCATACTCTTCATCATGAGTCAGACTCTTTAGAATCGTTAGAGCGAACCTCTCCATAAGAAAATTCCTTCATAGCACACTCTTCTAGAGCCTGCATAATAAATTGATCAAAGTATAATTCAGGATTTTTATAGACCTCCTTGGCATAAACTTTTTTGCCATTGATGTCGTAACGGTTCCCAACCTTCTTTATTATATCATACTTCTCTGCTAAGTCTAGCAGTCCATAGTACTTGTCGAGGCCACGTTCATCGTAGAACAAACGTATCTCAACTTGCTTGTTCTCTTTACTTAGACGAGACTTTGCTGTCTTAGCTTTGATAATGTTTCCGATGACTTCTTTTCCATCTTTCTCTTTGCTCTTGCTGAGATAGATGATTGTACTCGCTGCATACTTGAGTCCAGAACCCCCACCCATTTCTTTCGTTGGTACATAAGCTCCGATGACATCGTATGTATGATTCGTGACAATGAGTGGGACATTCGCTTGACCGAGTTTGAGAGTTAACATTCTAAATGCACCCTTGACTAGTTGGGATTTAGTCATATCCCTAACTTGTTTATCGTCTAAGGCATCCCTGATTTCTTTCTCAGTGGATAGCATTCCTAAGGAGTCTAACACAAATAAACAGGGTGTGCGTTCATCTGTTGGTTTATTTAGATATATCTCGACAGCTTTTAGTGCCTTAGTTCTAAACTCTTCAATGGTAACTACCTCAACTATACCTACTCTCTTAGTGTCTATACCACGAGACTCAAGTAAGGTTTTATTGACAGCAGATTCAGTATCGAAATAAAGAACATTACCGTTAGGATTGCTGTCCAGAAAATTCTTGACAACTGCGAGGGCGAAGTAAGTTTTACCTGTAGAGGTTTCACCAGCGATAGCAGTAATACGATTGCTAGATATACCGCCTGTAAGAGAACCAGAAACGAGTCCATTAAAGATAAACGATCCCGTGTCAATGAAGCTTTCAGTCTCTTTTTTATCCGCTGCAATAGTTGCGTAATCAGATCCAATTTCTTTTACTATCTCATTCAATAAATCCATAATCAATCTTTTCGTTTTGGTGTGTGTCCGTGTGCTATTCCTAGTTCATGCATTTTAGCATGTTCGTCAATAGGATCTCTTAGTTCTTTACCACCTTCTCCAAAGGTAAGATACAATCCATATCCTACAACAAACAATAATACTAATACTATAAAAATTACAAATCCATATTGAGGATTTACATGTCCATGAGGAATAATTGCTTCCTTACATTTAGTCCATGTGCCAGGTAAATGATACACTGGTGGACAAGATAAAAAAATCATATGCCTAATAGTTTACGTTGTCGGTTGAAATAGTTGTGTAGTATCCAAGAACTGCTATTCAATTTATCAGTTCCACCTACACCATACTCAAAATATACTCGTGGTTCAGATCCATACCCAAGAACCTCTGGAGTATTTTCCTTACCACGATCTCCACCGTTACAAAAGACAACGGTGTCAGCAATATCTAAGCACTTTGCAATAGCACCACATGCAGAATCATCTGCATCATCCCAAGAGATAACAGCATCTACCATGTCTAAGTGACGAAGTATGTCTGCTCTCTCAGTCCAAGATTGAAAG